ATGCGATAGATGCAACCTTGTTCTATGTCGGAATGTTGCTCGTATTCGCCGTTGTGGGGTCAATAGAGAGCGGTAGGTGGTTTGGGTGATACTTCTATCATGGATGAAGGATAAATCGTCCCTACGGCTCTCTAAAGCCTCCCTTGCCCGCCTACGCGCCCGCGAGCGCGAGAGAGTGCTTGAGGAAGAGGCTGATAGACGACACGCACAACAGGATTTGAATACTAAACCCAAGTAGGATATACTTTACTTGTCCGAGAGGAGGACACAACATGACAACTTCAGTCATCGAAAAGAAAAAGGCTCTTACAAAAACTCAATGTAAGAGAATTTATGTTGAGGCATACGAGGCTGGTCTTGCGGCTGGCAAAGATGCAGATACTCCAAAGTTTGTAGTTGGCACTCCAACTACTGCACTTGGAAATGATATTGACTTCAAGAAAAAAACTTACATTCTTGACGGTCTTTGCGGATTTGCTTGGGTAACAATTTCTCCAGCGCGAGGTGCGTTTGTGAATTGGTTAAAGACTCAGGGAATCGGTAGCAAGGGTTATTACGGTGGCTACGAGATTTGGGTCAGAGAGTTCGGACAGAGCGTAGACCGTAAGAGTGCGTTTGCTGGAGCGTTTGCTGAAGTATTAGAGAAGTACGGGATTACTGCTTACACAGGAAGTCGCCTTGATTAAGTAAAACAAACAAGCGTCACCCGCCAGTCTACCTTTCGCTGGCGGGTGATTTCTATACTTGGTGTATCCTAATTATCTGGGTACCCAAGGTTCGGTGGAGTTGATTGCGCCGTTGCGCTGTCCGTCCTCTCTCACTAAGGCGTTGATGTGTTGCGCCTCCACCGAACGCCCTTTCTGATTTACAACCCCAATATGATTGATTCAATCTAAATCATCTGCTACCTTTTTACCACGGTTCGCAAAACACCTACTCGCCAAAGTGAGGTCAGTCCAATACTGACAACATCAAAGCGCTACCTCCAGTAGCGATAAATGTTCACTCCTAACAATGGAGGAATATGCGATTCTATGAAAATAGATTTATTAAACCGCTACCGATTTTTTTAGTAGCCTTGTTCCTAGCAACAGCAAATCCTCTTAATCTTCCACCTGAACCAAAGGCGGTTGCAGATGAGATTGTTGTTAAACCAGTTCTAGTTGATAGAACTCCTGAAGCATCCAAAGAGTATGCAAAATCCCAATTACCCACAATGGGTTGGGATTCACCAAAGCAGTTCGCCTGTCTTTTAGATTTATGGACGGGTGAATCAAATTGGCGCCCTGATGCCTACAACAAAACAGTTGTGTATCAAAATGGGCAAAAACTCCATGCTGGAGGTATTCCTCAGATTCTAGGGCTAGACCCTGATTCGACAGTTGAATATCAAATCCAAAAAGGGCTTGAATATATCGCTCACAGATACGACACGCCTTGTTTGGCAAATGCTTTCTGGCACCGCAATTTTTGGTATTAGTATTCTGGAATGACCGAAGAAGAAAAACGACCATCAGTAATTGACAATGCACTTGCCGAAATTGCTCACATTGCTTTTCCAGAACCCGCAATTTGCACAGGCTGGGTCTTAGTCTCTGAGTGGATGGGAAGCGGTCCAAAAGATTATTGGACGCTTACTTTAGCCGACGACGAACAACCTGATTGGCGACACTTAGGTTTAGTCCACCATGCAATTCGTACATGGGAGGAGGATGACCTATTTGGAACAGAATCAGGAAGAGGAAAAACCAGTTGATGAAGAACAATTAAAACTCTTAAAAAAATTACTGGAAGAGCGTTATGGCGACCCGACACGCGAAAGATATTCAATGCCACCTAAAAAGAAGTGAACCCTTTACAATTTATACATGGGTTTATTAGATTTTGTAGAGAAGGCTCCGTGCCGTGAGGCTGACCCTTGGCTCTTTGACCAATACCAATTAGATTTAGCACAGCCTGGGCTTAATTATTGTCGCAGATGTCCGTTTTGGCAAGATTGTAACGATTTAGTAAAACCACGCGAAAGTCATTACGACGGAATCGCCGCGGGCAAGGTATGGCGCAATGGAAAAGTTTTGGCTAGGCTAGTTGATACTTCCCCGTTTCGTTTAGTAGTTGCCGATGAGAGGAATTTTTTAGATGCTGAAACCGTGGAAGTTCGAAGGGGCGAGTTGTTGGGGGATTGAAACAGATTTCTTTTTCCCAGAAGAACACAAAGTTTCCAACGAAAACAAAATGGCTAAAGAGATTTGCAAGTCTTGTATATGGAAAAAAGAATGTCTGACCTACGCACTACATTATTCCGTGACGGGAATCTGGGGGGGAACCTCCCATAAAGAACGCTCAAGAATAAGAACAAAACTAAATATCATCCCAATACCACTCATAAGAGAAAGAGCATCATAATGACAACACTAACAATTACTGGAAACTTGGTAGCAGACCCAGAATTGAAAATCATATCAAGTGGCAAGGCAGTTGCATCATTTACCGTTGTATCTTCTAAATCTTCTAAGTTGCCAGATGGCACTTGGGAGAATACGGATACAACTTTTTGGAATATTAAGTGCTGGAATAAATTGGCTGAGAATGTTGTGGAATCACTTCGCAAAGGAATGGCTGTTGTAGTTTTAGGCTCGGCAGTTCAAGAGGAGTGGAGCGATAAAGCAACGGGAGAAAAGAAAAGCAAGATTGCGGTGACTGCATGGAGCGTAGGGGCTGACCTCAAACGCCATTCTTACCATGTCCCAGTCATTGAGCGTTCTAGCGCTCAGTTCCCAAGCGCTAAGGTTGAAACAGACCCATGGAGTGTCCCATTTGATACCAACAAGGATGTTGCGCCTTTCTAACCTATGTATAGTATGATAGGGGTTAGAAATTTTCTCTTGAAAGGAGAAAAAGTGGCTTGGACTGATTACTTCACGGAAAGCATGGCGGGTTCCAAAGTTGTCGTTTCCGAAAACGGCAAACCATTTGTCTCATGCGAGATTGCTCCAAAAGAGTATGTTGAGATTGAGTTGAATGTTCAACACGATTCATTACCTTTCCATATCTTCTTTCGGCGCTTTGATGCACTTGGCGGAGAACTAGAAAACCGTCTATTTGCTCAAATGGGAGAAAAGACATTGGCTCGAAAGTCTGCACTTGAGTTGGTTTCTATGCGTCTTAACTCTTTCGAATTTGTCTTAGACGGAGAATAAAACGACAAAACCCGCTAATGGTAAAATCATTAGATGGATTATGACTTTTCGGCGTCGCCAAACGGAGTCGTCTCTGTTTTAAGTGGATTTGCTATCCAAACGCATGAGTTATTCTCTGAACTGGTAAGAGCAGGTTTTAATGACGAACAGGCTATCAAAATTCTTGTTGGATTAGCCACTAAAGAGTAGAGGGAAACAATGGCAGAAAAGCCAGATTTACAAGAACTCGGCTCTACGGGATTACGCCGTTCGGGTGGAACCGTCTATGAGGAATTCCTCACTAACCTTCGCGGTACTCGCGGCTTTAGAGTTTACAGAGAGATGTCAGATAACGACCCAACAATCGGGTCAATGCTTTATGCAATTGAAAAAGTTATTACTCGTTTAGAGTGGCGGGTAGACCCATTCTCAGATAATTCTGAAGATGGAGATGTAAGTGCTAAAGATAAAGAAGTTGCTACCTTTGTAGAATCATGTATCAACGATATGTCTGATTCATGGGATTCAACCCTTTCACAAATGCTTTCAATGCTTGTATTTGGATTTTCATATCACGAAATTGTTTACAAAACACGCTCTGGTCCAGAACAAAAAGACCCATCCAAGCGCTCTAAATTCAATGATGGAAAAATTGGTTGGCGCAAAATGCCTATCCGTTCACAAGAAACTTTATTTCGTTGGCAGATAGATGAGAATGGCGGAATTCAAGCCATGGAGCAGATTGACCCATCTTCGGGCGGTCTACACATAATTCCTATCGAAAAGGCTTTGTTGTTTCGCACAACTTCACAAAAGAATAACCCAGAGGGTCGCTCTATTCTGCGTAACGCTTATCGCCCTTGGTTTTTTAAGCGTCGCATTGAAGAGATTGAAGCCGTTGGTATTGAGCGCGATTTAGCAGGATTGCCAGTTGCCTATGTACCACCTGAGTATCTTTCATCATCTGCAAGCACCGAGCAAGCGGCAGTTCTTGCAACAGTTCAAAACATTGTTACATCTATCAAGCGCAATGAGCAAGAGGGCGTCGTATTCCCAACACTCTATGACGAGAATGGGCATAAGCAGTTCGATTTAGTTTTGCTCTCCTCTGGTGGCTCACGCCAGTTTGATACAGATAAAATTGTTCAGC